GCCATCAGCCATAACTCCATCAGCACCACCTGCTCCTGTGAGCGTTCCAACAATAGGAGTTGGGCATGAGATGTAATCCCAATCTATGATGTTTTCTGGAGTAAGGCGTGTTAAAGCACCTTGAAGTGCAGTAGTGCCGCCTACGGTAGCATTCGTTGAATAAGTGGAATCTGTTGTAATAGCACCAGTGCCTGAGGCCTTTGAAACCTTGGTAAAGCCGTTTTCTGAACGCACTGCACCGTTAAAAGTAGTAGTAGCCATTGGAAATCTCCTGTCTTGGCTAGTGTCAGCCACAGGGTGCGGCTGTCAGGGAATTAAAAAACTATACTACAAAAAAGAAAGGGCGGCAACTGCCGCCCCTTCAAACAAGAACAATTGTTCTAATTTATGCTGCGCCCGGAGAACCGAACACTGCGCGAGGATCACTAAAGCCGAAGCTGTAACGCTCACGAGCCTTAAACCGCATGTTACCAGTATCGAAGTCAGCTTCCATACCAGTTGTCATTGGTGTGCGCTCAAAATGCTTGAAGCCGTTAGGCGCATCCGTTTTGATAAAGAAAGCATCTGTATCAGTCAGGAAGTGGTTAACAACGTAACCTTCAGGCAGCATACCCATGTTCTTATGAGCGTTCACATCGTTGTCGGCTGTGCCGGGACGAAGTGTTGACTCAAGAAGACGGTCAGCAATGAACTGAAGCTGTGGTGGAACAATCAGTTTCATACCGCGAAGTGCGATAATCATGTTCCGCTCATCAACGAATGTTGAGATGTCAATTAAGGCATTCTCAAGCGAAGTTTCGTTGAGGTCAGCAGCAACTGATGGCTCGTTACGAAGAGTACCGCCGCCAGCTAGTGGGTGGTCAGTAGCACAAAGCTCCTTACCGTCACCACCTGTAAAGCTACTGCTGAACGCATTGTTCAATGTTGCAGCGGCTTTAACTTGCTTTGTGTGAGCCATAGAACGTGCAAGAGCCTTTGTATAACGAGCGCCAAGGCGGTCATACAAATTGTCTTCCATCGCTTCTTCAGTCAACGCAAACGCAAGAGCGATTGTCTCATGTGAGTAACGTGCTGTGTAAGCCTCTGAAGCAGAGTCAAACGCAACGCCAGATCCTTCTGACTTGGTGTTTGCATTACCAAAGCCTACGAGCATTACTTCTTCTTCAAATGCACGATCTGAAGATTCGGTGTCGTAGATTTCAGCATGCTCGGCATCGTAACGATCATATTCCATTCCGAATAGAGCGTTTAGGCCGGGTTCTAGCTCTTTCGCTAGTTGTGCGCGAGAAATAGCCATTATTCAGCCTCCTTATGCTAATCCAGCGCCTTTAACGCCGAACATGTGGTTTCCAATTACACACAAAACATTTGTATGCGCTGTTGCTACATCATTGTTTTCAGGATCTTCTGAAATATCAATTACTTTCAAAGGCAATGTCGTAGCTGTGCCACCATCTGTGACTTGCAACTCAGCCCCTGAAAGACCAGTAGTGGTGCTTCCAGCAGTTGTGTAAACAACGTCAAAGTTACCCAGAAGATCTGCTACTGGGAAAGCGATAGCAGCTTGAATCTCAAAGATAACCATAGGGTCATCAATGATAAAAGCAATAATGCCATCTACGGCAGTACTTGCAGGATAAAAGTTTGAAAAAATTCTTTTACCTGTTGTTGGGTCGTCATATTCACAACCGTTAAACACGCCAATAATAGGAACAGTCCCACCATCAGCATGAACTTCAATTCCGCCGCCAGTTACTTGCATAACCATATCGCCTTGGAAGATTGCAGTGCCGTAGTTGTTGGCAATGCGATAGCGGCTTTGGCCTCCTGTGTAAGGGGTTCCCCCTATACGCTTAACAGGACGCATGCCGAATGCAGCATCTTGGTTCGCCATGATTTAGTCTCCTTGACTAATTATCCCCCCCCTTTGGCCCACCAAAGGACACGGAAGAGGATCGTTGAGGTTTTAGCTTTGGCATGTTTGGATTCGATTCACGCATCCAATCACGATCCACAGCTTCCATTTGATTCTGCGTCACCTGTTCGTAGTGAGCAGTTCTTTGTTCCACGATGTCTTCAGGTATTCTGGCTAAAACCAGACCCCCTACGCCAATCACGCCAGCGTTTTTTCCTTCGTCCAAAACAGGAGCGTCAAATTCAGGATGCTCTTCGGCTCTTACAAGCTCCCATCCTTCTCTGCGCTTCTTGTGTATGTTGTTGCGGTCATCGTAGCCCATTACGGACTCACGGATCCAACGGTGCTTATAGCCTACCGGGGCTTCTGGGGCTTCTAAAGTTGAAGGTGGTTTCCAAGCGGCAACTCTCGCTGTTTTTTCACGGGTTTGCGAATCCCTATTTGCACGATCAGTCATTTGACCTTCCTCTCTAATTTTGCGACCTCTTGAGCGTATCGCTCAAGCGGAATCTTCATCTTGGTAGCAAAAGCCACCTGACCCGGTGTTAATTCCACCGTCTTCTTCCGCCCACTTTTAGTTGAAGACCGTCCATTGGACGCAGGAGAAACAGTTTGAGCGTTCTTCTGTTTTCCCTGAAACTTATTCGGCATTTCACGGCGCATGCGCCTATCAATTTCCGCATAATAATCATCTGAATTGGGGTCATACCCCTCTTCGGCAACAAGTTGCTCGTGGATAGACTCTGCCCCACGGGTCATAAACTTATCTCTTCCAAACCAAGAATTGTCACCCATCCAATTTTTTAACTTTGGGTCAAGTTCTTGTGCTTGGCGAGGTTGCTGTACCTGTGGTTGTTGTTGTTGAACGGGCTGCTGAGCTTGAGCAGATTGCCGTTCTTGTCTATTTTTCTGAACGCGGATGCGTTCTTTTTCAATAGCAAGATTAGCTATTAAGCCTTGAGCGTCTGCCATCGCATCTACGTTACCAGAGTCATAAGCTTCTTTAAGCATTTTCTTGGCAGCCGCATCTTGACTTTCAACACGCCCACCGTACTCAGCAATATAGCCCTGATCTAATTGAGCTATGCGACCCTTCATTTCTTCATTTTGTTGCTGCACTTGTTGAGCGTAAGTATAAGCAGCCTCTGCCTCTTCAATAGCCTGTTTCCGCTTTGCGGTTAGCTGGTTAATTCGTTTTTGAACATTTTCGCTGTAGTTTTCAACTTCTGAATTGTCTTCTTCCCGTACATTTGTACTGGTTTTTTCTTCAGAATCTCCAACAACAGAAGTTTCAACCGCAACAGACTGCGGTGTATCATCTTCTACCTCAAAAGAGACAGACTCTTGTTCAGTTTCATTTTCCATTAATTCATTAGTACTCATTACAAGCTCCTGTTCACACTATACATAGGAAATATCGGCGGGGTCAAGTATCGTGGCTATAACATTATCGTCATTTATAAGCCTAACCTCTAAACCGTCCACTTTAAACTTATTTCCAGCATATCTGCCCATTAATACCCATGATTTCTCTTCACACCACGCACCTGTAGGAAATTTATCGGTGTCTGTATATGCGTCTGGACCAACCTTAACAACATAAGCTGCAACAGTTGCGTGATTTTCACGTTCACGAACTGATTCAGGAATAATAATCCCACCAGTGGTCTTTTGTTTCATGTAATAGGGTATAACAAGAAGCCTATATCCAACAGGACTAGGTAGTCTATCAATTGCAGACACATCCATTGCGGATGGGTCTTCTGTGTTTTTTGATTCAACCTCATCAGAAGTAAAACCTTTTTGTATCGCTTGCGGGACTGCACTAACTGGTCCTGTCGGCGTTTTGTTAGCCATCCTCTGAGGGACGAATAGTTTTTTAGCCATCTTCTAGCTCTATGCCTTTCATCGCGGTTTTAATATGTTCCTCACATTGGGTCAAACCGCGTATTTGCCCCACTATGAACCGATAGTCGGAATGATCCTCTATCGCACCATCCGCCAGACGCTGAGTATAGTCAGCCCTATCTTGGCGTATGTTCTTTAATAGATACTCTGCAAGTACAATTGCGTCCATTATTTTTTTCCAAAGAACTTGGTGGCTGCGCGTGTTCCAAAGCTGGCGGCCACAATTGTTCCTAATGTATATTGATAATATTGAGGCATAGCCTCCAAAGCAGCAAAGCCCTCAGATACAATCTGACGACCCCAATCCCCCATAAATGCCAAAATTAAGGGCGCTGAAAAAATAACCGTTAACCACTCGTCTTTCCAAGAATTAGCAGAAGCGTCTGCCATCTTGAGATCCCA